GGCACTAGACAGGTCATTTGCCATTACCACAGCACCAGTTTCGGTATCAATTGTGGGTTGCATCAACTCAACCATGCCAGCCTCACCAGTTGGCGCAATGGTTTTCATCTTTCGCTTGTCTTCGGTATAGATTTCCTTTGCCATGCCAAGCCAAATCTCACCGCAACGCTTCATTCCCTTGGCAAAGTTGCTCATGTAGATGAACGTCTGCATATCCACACGGGTTTGAATCAACTCAACCGCTTTGCCAGATACGCCTGAAATCATCTTGTCAGCCCCTTGTGGGTTGCCCAAAATGTCCTGCATATCTTGTTCAGTGATCTGCAAAAGTGCTGCCATTGCTGGTGGAATTTGTGCTGACTTTGTGTAAGCCACAGGGCCAGAGATTTGTGTGCCACCATCAGCACCAGTGACAGGGTTAATTAGCAGATAAGGGTAATCCCGCAGGTTATCCTCTGCCCACATTACCTGATGCCCAGCCACTTGCTCTGGAGTCATGATGGGCTTTTCGATGCTAGACAAGGCTGAAATCTCACCCAGCTTGGACAGTTGCATATTCTTGAGGCGTTGGGCATCTTTAGCCAGGCGCACAGCACCCATGCAACGCTCGATGTTATCCACAAACCATCGCTTGCCATAAACCACCACAATTGGAATATTTTTGCCTGCAATGTAGCCTGCATCTTCCAGCACCTTGCCGCCAGACATGATGTATTTGCGAACCCGCATCCGCTTGATGCGCTTTTGGCGAACTTCCCTTGTGCCAACCGCCATCAGAGTTTCTTCTAGCATTTCATCGTCTGCAAAATCTTGGGCTGTATAGCGTTCCTCAGTGCCATCAATGGCTTCAAATATGCGGATTACCTCAGTTTTTTCCTCAACCTTGTAATACTCAGCCACATATACGACATCAGGGGTTGCCCAATCAAATTCGTATTGGTGAATGATCTTAGGCCAATCAGTTGGGTCATCGTTGTAGATTTCTTTGTAGCTTTCACGGGTCATGCTGTTGACCACAAAAGCATATTTGGCATCTGACTTGTCTTGCCGCTTGGCATTCAGATCAAAGAACACACTTGAGTCTGCATCAAAGATTGGCTCGAATCTGATGCGCTGGCGCTCATTCTCTGGGTCTTCTTCATCTTCGTAGACAGTACGTAGTCGCCATGCACCAATGCCACCGCCAACAGCTTCCTCAAAAGCATTATCGTAAGCCTCATCAGCGACTGATGCTTGTTCGTCAGCACGATAAAGACCATCGCAGACTTCTGCCAGCTTGTCGTTTTCAGTTCCGTCTTTGCTTACATAGTCAACGGTGATGCGATTATTGCGGTATTCATTGACGATGCGAATGACCGCCAACATTATTTTGTTGACCTCAAACTTGGGCTTGTTTTCGTACTGATCCCACAATGGCCCTTCCCATTGAGAGCCGCACAACGAGTAAAACCGCCTGTCTTGTAAGCATTGCAGACGCTCATCCCGCAGCGCAGTTTGTATATCATTAAACTGCCGCAGTGCTTCAGCGTGTAAATTTGCAAGGCGTTGGTCGTTGGGTATTCGTGCCATATTTGTCCTTTTGGGGCGATTATCTACCAGCGTTTGACATTGGGCAATGGTGTAAATGTAGCCGATTTTGTTACCGCTGACCGCCTGATGCCCTCACACGCATAACGCAAAGCATCAATAACGTGATTCTTTTTGTCCTCAAGCATTGGCAGAATTCTGCCTGTCAATGGGTCTGATTTATAACTGTACAGGCTCAACTCGTCAATTGTGTGGATGCAACGAGGGTGAACAACAATGTCGTAGTTCTTCAAAAACTCGATGCCTTCCTCAACTGACTTTGGCCCTTTGATTGCAGTCATGATCTTTGGGAAACCGTTGCGCTTCATGTGGCTGATGGTTTCTGGCCTCGCTGAGTCTGCCACGATAGGCCACTTTTCAGCCTCTGGCACTTGCATGAATAACTCAGGGGTGTTGATAATCTCACAGCCCACCATATAGGCTTCATAATCAATGTACAGAGTGCGCCCGATTATGTGGCAACGCACCAAAACTGTCGGGTCAACTGAGAAACCCCAATCAGCACCAAGGCGGTGAATGGCATCTGGCGGTGCTTCAAAGTCGTCTATTTTCCAGTTCTTGAATACCTTGCTGTTGCTGTTTTGTAGGTACTGACCCATCCAAACGTGCTGATATTTGTCAGGGTCTCTGCGCTTATCGTATTCCATTTCGTCTTTTAAGACTTGTGGAAACCACGGGTTATCGCCAAAGTTCACCTTGATTACTGCTGCATCCTTTGGCGGCTCTGGCCCACGCAGTAGAAAATCCACAGGGTCAGACTGCTGCCTTGGATTCCACGTAAACCACAATTCGCTGTTTGGCTTTCGGATTGTTGGTCTCAGCAAGTCCAGGCTGGTCTGACTCAGACTTTGGGCTTCTTCAACCCAAGCGCAATCATAGCCTTCTAGCGACTTGATTGAGTCTGCGGTGTGGTTTTGCATACCCTGAAAGATTATTGCCCCATCTCCCTTTTTGGACTTAATGACCGAATCTTGGACTTCAAAGTATGCGCCAGCGTTCATGGCCTCGATCTTGGTCTCAAGTAAACGCTTGACCGATTGATTCAAAGATTTCTGGATTTCACGCACACAAACGCTTCTGCGCTTTTGGTCAATGATGTGCATTTCAATCATCAGCTCGGCAAACATATGCGATTTGCCAGAACCTCGACCACCCCATGCGCCTTTATAGCGTTTGGCCTCCAACAAGGGTAATGCCCATTCTGGAGTCTCAAGTTGCAAAGTTGTCATTTAACAACAACACGCTCAATGCGCTGGATAAAAGGGCTGGCAGGGTCGCCAGACAATTCAAGTTTGTCACCGTAGCGTTTCGGGGCTAGTTTGGACAGTAGCCACTTGCGGGTATCAACCTGAAGCCGTTGCTTCTGCACAGCCATCCAATCTTTCTTGCCATCGTTTGTAGTACCAACGTCTTGGTCAGCAATTTGCATGGTTTCATGGGCGATTCGCTCGATCAGGTCTTCTCTGGCTCGTGCGTATCTCTCCGCTAGTTTAGGGTCAGCATCCAACCATCGCATAAAAGTGCTGTTTGCCACTCCTGCCTTTTGACAGGCTTTGAAGCAACTTAGGCCATCGGTGGACATTCCATCTAAAACGATTTGGCTTAGTTTGTCCTTGTCTTCTGGTTTGAACTTTGGATTTTTTTGTGTTGCCATTTTGTAACCTCCGCGAAAGGTTTGTTTCTGCGATTCTGTCATTCTACAAAAAAATGGGAGCATTAGCCCCCAAAAGCTGGCAACTGCATTTTGTCAGCGTTCTCATTTTGCAATGTCCGGTACAGGAATGTCAACAGGCCATTGGTTTGTGTCCACTAACAATTGAACTGTTTTGAAGTGGGCAATGTTCCATGCTTGCTGTCTTTCAGCCTTTGACCACTTTGCACCTTGGTCGATGTCGTAATGGCAAGTTTGGCAGAGTGCCGCTACCAGATTGTCATCGGCTTTGATGCCTCTGCCTTTGCCACCACCCCAATTGCTATGTGCTGCTTGAATTCCATGTTCTGTTCCACAAAGCTGACAGGATAGAGCCGCCACTAATTTTAGCAGTTTCTGGCTTCTCACATACTTGTGTTTCGGGTATTGCATATTCTTTGGTGTAAAACTTATGGTTGTTTTCGCATTGGCGCTTGCGGCTGACGAATTCGGGGTTTGATCGAGTGTCCAAAACTTTAAGGGTTTCAGAGCCACAGCGGGGACACATCATGTTTCTATTCCTTTGTCTGCCATCCATGCCAAGAGCCATTCGATGAACTCTGAGCCTTCTTCTTTGGTGAATTTGTGGCTTTGGAGGCCAAGCTGGACAACCCTTTGCCCGTCTAGGCTTGGTGCAATCTTGCCGATCTTGCGACCAGTTTCATGCGCCCAAGCATCGATGAGCAATCTTTTCCAATCCTCTGCTGTCCATTCTGACCCTGCCGCTTTCATTTGCTTGGCAACCATGTCAATCAAGGCATGGAACATATCGTTCTGGTCTGTGCTGCGGGTGGCTTTTTTAACCTCCAAGCGCAGTTGTTTACCCGCCTGTAAGGTTTCTTTAATTTTAGGCCATAAGTCTTTCAGGACTGTGAGGGCCTGCTGGCTGTTGTGTAGGGTAATAATCATTTAATCTCCACAAAAACAAGCAATAGCTTCTTCATTTGGGTCAAACATATCTTTTTGACTTGCTGAAAATTTAATCATTTCTGCATAAGATGGGCGATCAGCTCGGAAAACCGCACCGCTTGGCTTGCTTGCCAGTGCCAGTGCCAGTGCCTCCATTTTCGCCCACCAAACTGCTCTTTCTGGCTTTTCTGCAATTAAAGCTAAAACTTGTGCGGCTGGCTTAAGAAAGCATAAATCACAATTGCCATGCATGGTTACGCCATTGTTGTTGGGCAAACCAAGGTCAAAAGGTTGTGATTTCCAAAATTGACCAACAGTTTCTTTGGTAACGCCATCGGCCCATAAAGGTAATCGTGACTTGTCGGCAATCTTGGCTGCTCTGCGTTGTTCATCAGCTCTGATGCCTACCCAAGAAAAATTCTCAATTGCAGAATATTTTTCCCCATTAAAAAAATCAAGAGAAGCAAGATATTTAGATTGAGCACGAATTTTTAATTCGCTTGTGCAAATTCTTGCAACTGGATTTGGTAAGTAATTCCGCTTTTTGATTAGTTCCTCAAACGGCTCACCATTGCGGCTGGCTGTTTCAAAAGTTACTCGCTCAAAACCAATATCATTAAATCTACGTTCAACCCAATGAATTTCTACATTCCAACGATCTGAACATTCCTGAACAAATTTCAAAGTAGCCTCATCTTCCTTGCCAGTGTTGGCAAAACAGACAATCGCTTGGTTTGGCAGTTGCCCCCCCCCCTCTTGTAATACTTTATGCAACATATATGCACTAGTTCTTCCGCCAGAAAAACTGATGCAAGTTGGCTCAATGATTTTGTATGGATTGCTCATGCTTGCCTCACGACAACTTCAACCTTTGCCACTTCGCCATAAACCTTGGTGCTGTGGATGGATGTGATCTGCGAATCGTTCTCAAACACGATCTTGTCCATGCCATCGATCACAGACTTAATCACATTATCCAAATCTGGCTTTTTGGTATGTTTCTCAGAATCGATTAAACAAGCCTCAGTGCGTTTTTTTGAGTATGAGGCGGGAACAGGAAAGGTGACATAAATAAACGCCTCCAAAGCCCCTTCTAGCGGTTCTGATGCACCCATAGCCGCCTTTGCCATCATCGCCACCTCGGATTCATAGTTCTTTGTCTTTTCAGGTGTGTAAGTAACGGGGAATTTGCCCCTTGTGGAAAACCTTGGTCTGCCCTTTGGTACAGGCTCACCATAAATCGAAAACATGATCTGCATCATTTTTTGTCTTTCTGTTCATTCATGCGTTTTTTCAGGTCATCAGCAGCCGCTTGGCCTCGCCTCTTGGCAATATCCGCTAGGGTTTGTTGCCACCAATATTGGGCTTCTCCCCTGCCCTCCTCCAAGACTTTCTTGCGATAACGCCTGATCCATTCCATTGCTTCCGTCTGCTTCATAGTCTCCAGTAAGTTCAAGCGCTCTGAGGATGACAAATTCGCTAAATTGTTGGCCTTCTTTGGCTCGATCAAGAATTCTGTTTGCTTCATAGTGATTCACTTAGAATTCTCCAAGCTGTTGCGGCACAAAGTGGGACTTGTCCATTTCCAATGGCTTTAAGTCTGTCCACTCTAGAGGCCACCCCATCAGCCACTCGACCCATGTTGGGTTCAATTTGCCACCAGTCGCTGCTCCCACCATCAGCGCCAAACCAGGGGATTCTCGTTTGTTTAACTGTCTGGTCATTGATTCCTGAGTACCTGTGTCCTTGTAATCCCTTGTAACTGGAGTGGGCCATTTCTTCATTCTTTTGGGTGTCAAACTGCCCCCAATCATTGCTTCCGCTTCTTCCAATGTTGTTGTCCCAATTTCCACCATTTTTCTCATTTGCTTGATCATTCCTTCTGATCTTGCTTGTGATGCTGTTGGAGTAGGCCAATTTTTTTCCAACAATCCAGATTCTGTCCCTCTGATGGTTTGCTCCAACATCCGCTGCTCCCAACACTCCCCATCTCGCATCAAACCCCATTGAGGCCAAGTCTCCGAGAACTCTTCCAAGTCCCCTAGAAGTGAGCATTGGTGAGTTTTCCACGAACACGAATCTGGGCTGTACTTCACAAATGATCCTCGCCATTTCTCGCCACATTCCGC